ACTTTAGTCTAATGTCATGAAAAAAAGCCGGTTACTTGGGGCGTTTGGGATGGTGGCGTGGCATTGTCACGATGGGGTCTCCCCCTAAAAAAAGGGACGTGTGTACACAGGCGGCTATATATAGTTAGTTCAATAATTTCATTGACCGAGAATTTCGTTCCGACCCCCACCCTTAAAAGTCGTGTAGACTCACGTCGGAGTCCCTTGGCCCGAGAAAAAATCACCATGCAAATTCATTTGAACCTTCCAGGTGCACCGTTAGTGGAGAACACTTTGTTTTTAATGGCGCAGTCGGACACGCACCGTTTTTACAATGATCGTGATATAGAGAGATTGATTCTTGCGCCTAAGGACCATGGCAAGTTGTTGGTTGCTTATGATGATCAAGCCAACCCGATTGGCTTTAGTACACATGCGTTTTTATCTCCTGAAGCGGAGGAGGGTTACCTGACTCGGAGCAGGAAACTGCAACCGATGGATTTTGAAGGAGAAGATGGTACTCTATGGTGCATAGACTTCGCGGCCCCGTTCGGAGACTGTATTCATGTCATGCGGGTGATGCGAAACTGGTGTAATGAGCGGTATGGTTCTGGGATGAAGGCTAGGATATACCGGAGCCTTAGAAACCACATAGGGTGTTTGGTCATATGATTCACGATCCTTGTATTGTCCCCCAACTAAGAAGTAAAAAAAGAGAGCGTGACGATTGGTTCCTTGTTCGCATGGGCTGTTTTAATGGTGACCCTGACGGAGAAGGTTCTGGAAAAGACGGCGCAAGTGATCTTGGTGATGCAGGAGAGGCGATAGCCTCAGATTTTGTTGACCCATATGACCAAGACGAAGCAGCTGATTTTAGAGACAGACAAGACGAGTCAACAGGGGAGTCTGAACCTGGGGAACGTTCTGCTGATATCGGTGACAATCAAACCAGAGCCGTCAACATTGCTAACATTGCTAGTGTTCCAGACATCGACTTTGACGAAGAGTTTGACAGAAACGAAAGCCCTTTAAATTTTGCCGCTTTAGATTTTCCGGGAGGACCAAACGAACAACGGAAACGAGACAGGGAAGAACGCGAGGTTGAAAAGCTACTCGAGCAACAAAAACAAGCAGACCGAAGGGCAAGAGCAGTTGGTGCTGACGGCCCTGATCCCGTGGATATTTTTGACGTTTACGACCCTAATGAACCGGAAGGCGGTGCAGCATCGTTGACGGCCCTTCGCCCAGACCTAGCTCGTGATCCTTCTCGTCCTCCAGTTAGTATTGTTCCTGCAGCTACAACTCCAGCAGAGCAAATAATAGCTCAAGCCCGTAACCCTAACTTTTTGCCTTCGGGTATGACAGGACCCGCACCTTCAGGTGGTGATGTTGATTTGACTCCAGACTTTTTGCCTTCGGCCATGACAGGGCCACGAGAGGCTCGATCACAGGTCTATAACGTCGCAGGACCAAGTGCAATGACCATGCAAGGTGTAGACCGTGACATACCTCGTGATTTTGATGGAGGCGATGTTGGTGATTTTTCTGAGTTCTTGCCACCTGAAGTTCAAGAAAAGGAAAGAGAAAGACGGGAAGAGATCAGGAAAGCGGTAGAAGAAGGGAGACCGATCCCTGGAGAAGTAGGTCTTCGTAATTTGTTGGCACCACTCGGACTAGGTAAAACTATTCTTGAAAAGTTTACTGAAAGAGATAAGGAATTTGCTCGTCAGGCGAATCTTCCAGGTAATCAATTTCAAACAAATGCCCAAGGTCAGATAACAGGGGTGTTTAACCCACGGGAAAATGCTGTTTATACCCCGTCTTCTGTTGGATTGTTTGATTTCAAAGGCCAAGAGGAGGCGGCTGGAGATCTTTATAGAATGCAAAGACAACGTCAAGAACAAGAACAACAAAGCCAAGGAGGAGATGACCCTATCATCCCGCCATTAATTCCTGAAGATCCGTTAGCCCAGGATCAAACACCAGAACCTGTCGTTGGACAGAACGTAATTACTGGAGCCAACTACCAACCACGCGAACCGGTGCAATTTGCTTACACAGGACTGCCGACTTTGGCTCCGGTATCACTGCAACCTACTTTCCAAGCGCAACAGCAATTCACTCCAACGTTTGGATTGGGTGCATTGCGCCGTAGCTGATGTCCTCGACTCTTGAATCTTTGCCTGATGAGGTGCTGAAAGAGATTTTAGCCCTCAAACAGGCAGAAATCAGGATCGCGACCCGCGAAAAAGCGCAAAATCATTTCATGCCCTTTGTACATCACGTCTATGAGAACTTCATAGAGGGCCGTCACCACCGTGTAATCGCGGAAAAACTCGAAAAGATAGCAACTGGGGAGTTAAAACGGCTGATTGTGAACATGCCGCCTCGTCATTCCAAGTCAGAATTCGCTTCTTACCTCATGCCAGCGTGGTTTTTGGGGCGAAATCCTAAATTAAAGATCATTCAAGCAACTCACAACACGGAATTAGCGGTCAGATTTGGTCGTAAAGTCCGTAATTTAATAGAAACGGAGGCATATTATGAAATCTTCCCCGAAACCAAGCTCAAAGCGGACGACAAAGCGGCGGGTCGCTGGGGCACCGAAGCAGGAGGCGAATATTTCGCAGCAGGAGTCGGTGCAGCCGTCACCGGTCGGGGAGCCGACCTCTTCATCATTGACGACCCACATTCGGAACAGGATGCCCTTAGTGAAGGAGCGTTTGATAACGCTTACGAGTGGTATACGTCAGGCCCTCGCCAACGTTTACAGCCGGGTGGCGCGATTATTCTCGTAATGACGCGCTGGGGGACGAAGGATCTCACCGGAAAACTGATGAAAGCTCAGGCCAACGACGTAATGTCCGACGAATGGGAGGTTGTGGAGTTCCCTGCAATCATGCCTTCGGACAAACCACTGTGGCCTGAGTTCTGGAACAAGGATGACTTGTTAAAAGTCAAGGCTGCACTGCCTGTTGCCAAGTGGAATGCACAATGGCAACAGCAACCTACCGCCACAGAGGGTGCAATTGTTAAACGTGAGTGGTGGCAAACATGGGAGAAAGACGATGTCCCTCCGGTCAAATATATCATGCAGTCATATGACACGGCGTTCTCGAAAAAGGAGACAGCGGATTACTCAGCAATTACAACGTGGGGTGTATTTCAACCAGAAGAGGGAGGAGCAGACCACATCATCCTGCTCGATGCCCAACGAGGCCGATATAACTTCCCGGAATTAAAAGAAGCCGCTTTAGAAGAGTACGATTATTGGGAACCTGACATGGTTATTATCGAAGCCAAGGCAACTGGTACCCCGCTAACCGACGAATTACGCAGAACCGGCATACCCGTGTTAAATTATACTCCTGCTAAAGGTCGTGATAAAGTGACCCGCATGCACACCGTTGCACCAATCTTTGAAGCTGGAATGGTTTGGGCTCCAGAAAAAAAGTTTGCAGACGAAGTGATTGAAGAATGTGCCGCTTTTCCCAATGGCGACCATGATGACTTCGTAGACAGTATGACTATGGCTCTAATTCGTTTTCGCCAAGGCGGTTTTATCGCACTAGAAGGTGAAGAGGAGGAAGAAATGTATGCACCAAGAAATAGAGAGTATTACTGATGTCTGTGCCTCCGAATCAAATGCAAGGCATGATCGACCCAGCACTGGAGGCAGTGCCAGGTGTCGAGGTTGAAATACCACAAGTCGAAGACTTTGCCGGTGGAGCAGAAATTATAGAAGGACCAGAGGGTGCCATCGTTCAGGCAATACAAGAACAGATGATGACCCAAGTGCAGGAGTACGATCACAATGCAAATCTGGCAGAAACTCTCGACGATTCTATCTTGGGTGAACTTTCGTCGGAACTTAGAGAGCAGTATGAGACTGATCAAGAGTCAAGGTCAGAGTGGGAAGAAGGATACACCAAGGGATTGGATCTCTTGGGAATCCAGTATCAGGAGCGGACACAGCCCTTCCAAGGAGCGTCAGGAGTCACGCACCCGATCATCGCAGAGTCAGTAACGCAGTTTCAGGCACAGGCATACAAAGAATTATTACCTGCCGGTGGGCCAGTACGTACAAACGTATTAGGCGCACAGGATTCAGAGAAAGAAGCACAAGCCGTTCGCGTCAAAGATTTCATGAACTACATGCTAATGGAGGTAATGGAGGAGTTCGATCCAGACACCGATCAGATGCTGTTCTATCTACCTTTATCAGGCTCAACGTTCAAGAAGGTTTACTTTGATGAAGCGAAACAACGACCCGTTTCTAAATTCATACCAGCGGAGGACTTGGTCGTCTCTTATGCGGCAAGTGATCTCGCGACCGCGTCGCGGATTACGCACGTTCTTCGCATGGACGAAAATGAAATTCGCAAGTTACAGGTTGCTGGTTTCTACAGAGATATTGATATTTCGGCTGACTATGAAGCAGATTCTGACCCGGTCAAATCGAAGGTAAACGAACTGGACGGCGTTGAGAAAAGCGCAACCGACGATCTTTACACAGTGCTTGAAATGCATGTCAATCTGGATATTGAAGGCTTTGAAGATGTTGATCAGATGGGGGAACCCACAGGAATCAAACTACCGTACATTGTCACGCTTGATCAGGGTAGCGGAGAAGTTTTAGCGATCCGCAGAAACTACGAGGAAAATGACGCACTAAAACAGAAGGTGTCGTACTTCGTGCACTACAAGTTTTTGCCCGGTCTTGGTTTCTATGGCTTTGGTCTGATTCACATGATCGGTGGATTAGGCAAAGCAGCCACTTCAATACTAAGACAGTTAATTGATGCCGGTACATTAGCGAACCTTCCGTCAGGTTTCAAAGCTCGTGGTATCAGAGTCCGTAATGATGACGAGCCAATAGCACCAGGCGAGTTCCGTGATATTGATGCACCAGGCGGTGACATCCGAAACAGCATTATACCTCTACCGTACAAAGAGCCTTCCGGCACGTTAGCACAGTTGCTGGGTGTTTTGATTGAGTCTGGCCGTCGGTTTGTTTCGATAGCAGATCAACAAACTGGATCACCCGGGTCGCAACAACAACCGGTCGGTACAACCGTTGCGTTGCTTGAGCGTGGCATGAAAGTCATGTCGGCTATACACAAGCGATTGCATTACGCACAGAAAACAGAGTTTAGGATTCTTGCTCGACTGATTCGTGACAACATGCCACCGTCGTATCCATACGCGACAGGTGTTGATGCAGGGATCAAGCAATCTGATTTTGATGACCGTGTTGATATTCTTCCGGTCTCTGACCCCAATATTTTTTCAATGGCACAGCGGATAACGCTGGCACAGACACAATTGCAGTTGGCACAATCTAATCCACAACTGCACAACTTACAGGCAGCGTACAAAAGAATGTATCAAGCCTTGGAAGTGCAAAACATTGACGAAATCTTACCACCTGCGCCAGAACCACAACCAACTGATCCTAGCATTGAGAATGCCAGAGCTTTAGCAGGTCAGTTACTGACGGCTTTTCCAGAACAAGAACACGATGCACACATTGCAACACACATTGCTTTAATGGTTACACCCTTGGTTCAGGCATCGCCAAGTGTGTTTGGGATGTTGGTATCTCACTGTATGGAACATATAGCATTTAAAGCCAGAACGATTGCACAGCAAGAAATACAAAATGCTATGGCAAACATGGATCAGGGGCTTGTTCAGATGGCTCCACCCATCCCAGTAGAACAAACAGAATCACGAGTCGCTCAGATAGAGGCTCAGTTAGTCACAGACTTCTTACAAACCATTCAACCACAACAGGGTGAACAGCCAGATCCTTTAGTCGATATAAGACAGAAAGAACTTGCTATTCGAGCGGCTGAGTCTGAGCGTCGTGCTCAGTTAGATGCTAGTAACCTGCAACTCGAAAGAGAAAAACTACAGCAACGAGCCGCTACGGACTCTGCTCGATTAGAGCTACAAGAGGATATCGCAGATCAACGTGCTGAAGTTAACCTTACAAGGATACAGGCACAACAGAACAGAAATTAAGGAAAGGTTATGATCTTTGAAGCCATAGCCGTCGTTCAGACCGTTT